CAGTTCAATGGTGTATACGCTCGGCTGTCTTAGATTCCGGGTGAATTTCACCACCCGCAACTGCTCATTAATACCCATGGCTGTATCTATCAACGTGACCGAATCGCCTAATTTTGGATTGATACCGTGGGATTTGAAATAAAGGGGGTTGCATACGACCGAATACTGCAATTGGGCCAACACCTGTTCGTCTATCCAATCGTTAGCGCGTTGCTGCAATTCGGCTTCCGCCGCCTGTACGAACTGGTTGGGCATGCGTATATCCACTACAATGTATTTATCGCCAACAGCCGGACGTATTTCGTCGCCCGGTATGTCAAGAGCGGTCTCCTTTGAATTCTTCTTTACCGTGAATGTTTTGGTAGAATTGTCAAATGACGTCAATTCCAGTTCGTATCCCGCAAGCTGTCCGGTCTCGAACACCACCTTGGCGGACAGTCCGTCAACCAATATACCTGGCGCGTTAATATCAAAAGGCAGGTTAGTGTCTGAGAATTTCAGCGGATCGCCTGCATCCACGGCTGTTACTTCTCCTACGAATTTTGGATACACGTCGTCGAACGTCACTGAATCTTCCCATAGTCCGAACTGATCAATGTATTTATCCACATAGGTGAGGGCGCCCAAACGCAGCTTGGTAGCTCCATTCCTGTAGTTGAATGGTAAATTCCTGCTGCTTCCGTATGCAAAAAGGCGTGTCACAGGGTTGCTGTTGTCCTGTGGCTGACGGGTAATGCTGTACAGGGCTTCATCTTCCCCGTAACGCAACACCAGCCCGGTACCCGACGACTTCCGGTAAAGATGTATCTTCCGGCCTTCAACAAGCCATTCCGTGTCGAATGACTCTGCCAGTGTATTCAACGCTTCCAGACAGTTCACTCCGTCGAACGGTATGTTTTTCACCGTCCCATCAGCCACAACGTACCCCAATTCCCATACGTCATCCGGGAATGCACGGTTCATGTTGTCTATGAGTAACTGCATGAACGTGTCGGCTGTTGAATTTATGAAGAACGTGGAATCGAGGAATTGGCCTATCCCGTTGGGTTTTTGATACTGCACCCGCCCAAGCTTGTGCTGCTCGCCCTCCATATTCAGGGTGAATGTGTAGTTTCTCGTGCCCTCCTTTGATACGGTAGGGTAGGTAGTGAGGTAATATCTTGCCCCGAATATGGTAGCATAGTCGCCGATAGCGAAATGCACATGGAAAGGCAGATCGAATACCAATTGCACAATATCGGCACCAAGCGCCTCGCGTGATTGAGCGACAGTTTCCGCGGGTTCAACAATTGCCCGCACCGTGCCTGTGTTATATGCGTATATCGTTACCACAACTATGCTATTAAGTATCTGTCCTGATCGTCCACCAGGTACACCGCCTCTATATTGTCCATCGGGTCTGTTTCCCCGAATATCAAGTCGAATGAAACACCTATCTGTGAGTTTTGCAGGCTCGTTAGCTTCCGTAGATTAGCCTGATTTTTGTAGAATAGCGTATAGGTTTTATCCAAATCCTCAACGTATAACTGATGAGTCCCCATGGCGGACAGCTCCGTAAACAGACCGTTATATTTCGTCCAGAAGTCGTTTCTACTATTGGTGATAAGCGTGCATTGAAGCCGGAAGTCCCGAGCTTCAAACCTTGGCGCGGATAAGTCAATATCCAAACCGTCCTGATCACTCCAATTATGTTGCAACGAGCCTTTACGTTCAGGAAACGAAAGGAATGTGCCGCTTCCGGATTGGACGGTTACCCCGAACACCCCAAAAAGGTCCTTCCCATTTAGTATGTATGCTCCAAGTGCCATATTAGAATCCAAATTTTCCGGCGGCCCGCAACTGCAGCCCTAGGCTATCTCCCATCTTCGTATCCATCGACTTTAGGTAGGGTAGATACTCCATGCTGTGTTGTGCTGTAACCCCTGTGTTCCTTTCGATGGCAATCAGTGCATTTAATTGCCCATTCATTATGTCTATTTGATTTACCGTATTGCTATTATTGGCAGATGCCAGCTTCACCAGCTCGTAAAGATGTAGGCGCATTGCTCCGGTCTGTCCAGCCAACAGGTCGATGCTTTCCTGAGATGCGCGGGCGTATGCGCCTTGCAAAGTGTTTGGGTTTGATTGGGAGTCGTTGTCCAGGCCTAATGTCTCTCTGATTTCATCAAGTCGCCCCTGTCCTTCTCGTTGAATTTCGTCCCATTGCTTACGAAGTTCCTTTCGCTCATCTTCATCCAGCCCATCAGACTTGGCAAATTCATCAAAGACAGAATACCAATCCTGAACCCTTTCGTCTAGCCATTCTCTAGAAAACTTCTGCATCATATAGTTTTCAAGAATCTTATTAAAGCTTTGCGTCCATGCTTCTGCTGAATCAGCACCGTTATTTCGGAAAAGGCCTTTTATATCATCCAGTATAGAGCTGAATGCATTGCCGGTGTTTTCCTCCCTCAGCCTATTCATGGTTTGATCGTACAGATCAATCTGCGAGGCTAATTGGTCGATCAATTTTTGCGTGTAATCGTCAACATTGCCAAGTGCTGCTTGGTACTGTAGTTTTGCTAATTCTTCCCGGGCTTCCGTAATATCCTCTGGTAGCGACGAAAGCCTATCAAACCGACTAATGTTGTCCAATATGTTGCCAGCCTGATAATATTCGCTCGACGCAACGCTGAACGATTTCAAGATTGATTTGGCTGATTCTCCGTTGTTTATCCGGGCAAGAATGCTGTTGGTGAAATTATCGGTGGTCATCATCAGCCGCCCATCCAACTGCCTATTGATGTCCTGCCAATTCTTTTTGATACCTTCCAGGCTATCAGCGTACTTATTTAATCGGTCGGCCCCATATATTTCGTTGATCAGGTCCAGTTGCATTTCCAAAGCGCGCGTAATTGCCTCGGTGGCGCGCAGTTGTCTGTCGTTTTGTAATTCAAAATTAGCTTGAACTTCCCCGTTTGCTCGTTGTCTAGCTTGGTTAAAACCTTCGGAAATTGCACTAGCTACCGACAAGACTGCGCCTATAATAGCCGCATAACCTCCTCCTTTTGATAAGCTGTCGCCTGCCTTACCCAAGGTTTGACTAAGTGTTTGAGACAGCTGTCCAACTTGGTTAACCATGTTACCTACGGTTTTTAGAGCGTTAGACATGGTCCCGTCGAACTCCGATGCCGATGTAACTAATTGACCGAATCCGTCTACTAAGTTGGCTACGTTACCGAAATTCTCCTGTTCGAGCGCTGCGATCCCCTGACTGAAAAACTCCCCGAATTCCTTACGTAGCCTGGCTTTTTCAGCCGGGGTTATTTTCATCTTATCGACCAGGGTCTCGACATAGTCCCTAGCATGTTTCATGGCCGATAGGGCTAATGACGATCCGGCGGTATCCGCTTCTTTCATAAAATCCTTAAACCGTTCCTTTCCCTCAATCTCGGTCCGGTATAGTTCAAGCAATTCGTCATCCAACGCTTTCTTCCGGCGTTTCCTCCCGTCCTCGTCAAGCAACTCCATATCTTCATCGGCCTGTTTGTGAAGTCTCACCCGCTTGGTTTCGAAACTGGCGTAGTCGGTAAGGACACGCCGAAGATTTGCATCCCGTTGTTTCTGCTCCTGGTCGGTGATTTGTTTGAGCAGATCCTGTAATTGCTTCAACCTTTCAGACTCAGCTCCGGTTAGTGTGGCGGCGGCCGGTCCACCTGCCAGTGCTGCCGTAAGCTGTGCGCCAATGGAAGCGATTTCCCGTTTAATGTTTGCTTTGAAGTTGTCAATTACGGACAATTCATTACTGTAGCGTTGTCGCGCCGATTCTTCCCCCAATTCCAGCCGCCACGACTCGTATTCCTGCCATAGTTCACGCTGCACCCCTAACGACTTCACAAGTTCCGTGGTTTCCTGCCTGTACCTGACCTGTGCCACCTCACGTGATTCAGCGGATGACAGTCCACTGGCGTCAACCGCCAACCCCTTATTCTTTGGGTCTTTGCGGAATGCCTCGATGGTTTCCCTTATCTTCCTGTATTTCTCCCGAACCGACTCTACTTCCTGCTCGTCTTTATCCAGTGTGGCGCGAAGGGAGGCGCGGTTCATTTCATCGATTTGTTTCTGCAGGTCGCGCTGAGCCTTCAAAGCAGCTTCCCGGGCGCGCTGTTGTTCCTTCGTTAGTTCTTCTGTATTTGGGTCAATGGCTTCGGATACAGTCTCGGCCGGCTTAGTTGATAATAATTGTTCCGCTGCCCGTTTAAGTTGTTCAAGATCGCTGGTTGCCCGTTTCAATCCTTCACCACTTCCCTCTTTCAACAGCCCTTCTTTGATAGCCTTGTCAGTTGCCTCAATCTGCTTGTGAGCCGCCTGCAATGCACCGTCCATAAGCGAAATTTGCTCTGTCAATGCTTTTGCATTCGCATTGGATAGGTCGACATCACGAACTTGCTTGATAACGTCTACCGTTTCCCTCAGGGCGGTATTTGCATTGCGTATCGCATCAGCTGACGCCTGTCCGCTGGAAAATGGATTAAACCGGGTAATGAATTCATTGGCTGATGTAGCAGTGACCAGCTTGTTTACCCATTCCAACAGGTCTGCCAGCTGTCCCGCCATCCATGACGCGGACCTGCCTAATACGCCCTGTCCATTCTCTATTGACAACACGAGGTTATTCCAGGCTGTACTGATCCTGCCGAGCTGGTTTTCAAGTGAAGCCGCCTTGGTGGCGAATTCCTGATCCATCGCCCCGGCAGCATCGCTTGCTTTATTCATGGCGTCGGTAAGGACATCGAATCCGTTGCTTGCGAGGGAAGCGATAACACGCTGATCCCTTATCGCTACAACCCCTGTCTTCGTCAATGCGGCATTAACGGATCCGCCAGCTTTGTTGATATTATTCAATCCTCGGATGTAGTCAACGAATACGCCGGATGCATCGGTCTTGAATCTCTGGGCCAATTCTTTCTCATTCCCGCCTACTACCTTAAGCAGGTCTGCTAGTCCCTTGCCTGTGCGGATAATCTTCTCAAACTGACCCAATGTTCGGCCAAAGGTTGATCCGACAAGCTCTGCCTCTATACCAACGGATTTGGTAGCGGTAGCGAAAGCCAATACCTCCTGCCGTCCTATCTTATAAATCCCGACGTTTTGGGCTATCTGTGTGGCGTTTTCTAATATTTCAGCCTCGGTTGCAGCGAAGTTGTTCCCAAGGTTTACGATCTCATCCCCGAAAGCCTTAACGTTTTGCACCCCACCGTCAACAAGCGTCAACAGGCGCGCAATACTAGAGCCGCCTTCCTCGCCTTGAATATCGGACGCGGTTTCCAGTTTTGCCAGCGCTTCGGTGAAAGCGAGAATATTAGCGGTTCCCTTTACACCCAACTGCCCCGCTACGGTGGCGTATTCCAGTAACTTATCCGTGCCAACAACCTCCAGTCGTCTGGATAAACCTATAAGGCTATCCCCAAGCTTATCAAGTTGGGCGCCTGCAATTCCTGTGGTCTTGCTTACGTTAAGCAATCCGGCATTGAATTGGATGACTGTGTTTGCATTGCCCCGAATGAGGGCGTACAGTGACGCGAGGGCGGTTATGACCAGTCCAATGGGGGACACAAGGAACATTAAGGCCTGTTTGCCCAATATAGCGAATTGAGCGCCTAGCTCCCTGAATACGTTTTTGCTGCCGGATAACTCGGTTATGTTGATGCCCATAGCAGCTAACTGCCCGTTCAATTGGGCGAACATGGGAGAAAGGGCATCCAGGGCTGAACGATAGTTGCCTACATTCCGTTGGTGTAGTCCCAACGAAGCATCAATCTTCTTCAACCCCTTATCGAGGTACTGGGTTTGAGCAACCAGTCCACGGGCTTGGTCGGCCAGCTGCTTATACGCTATGGTGTTTTTCTTGCCTTGCCCTTCGAGCAGGAACATTTCAGCCAGCACATCCTTGCTTTGGCGGCGAAGTTCGCCGAGCGCCTTGTTAAGCTGTTGGTATTGGCTGTTTTCGTTGAGTGCTTTTTTGGCCGCCCGTTCGGCATCACGACGCTTCTTTTCTTCCAGATTGAGTTTAGCCATTTCAATCCGGTAGTCTTGAAGGGTTTTGCGCCCCGCTATGAGGTCTGCATTGGCTTTGGCTTGCGCTTCCCGATTGGCTTGTATTTCAAGTCGGCTTTTACGGATTGCATCCATGAAAGCCAGTTGGGCTTCACGATCCTGCTTGGAGGCATTGGCAGCAAATTGCCGCGCCTGCGCTTCGGCAAGCCGGGCCTTGGCCAATTCTTCGGTCGCTTTGGCAGCAGCTTTCGCTGAATCGGATTCTTGTTTGTAATTGGCCCCTTTTCCAGCCCCACTTCCCGCTTCCTTCAATCGCCTGATGATGGTTTCGCCCTGCTTTTGGAGGTCGTCCTGCAACTTCTTGATACCCTGCAATTTCTTGCGGGCTTCACTATCATCTGCGGTAATTTTCCACCGGACTTCTGCCATACCACAAAACTACCGAGTAGGGGTGGGGTAGGGTAGTGTATGTTCGTATAACAGAGTGCGTTATACGAAGTAGATGGGGTTTGGAAATGTCGGGGGAAATGTGTAGGTTTGGGAGTATGGATGAAAAATTAAATAGATTGCTTTTTGAGTCTCCAAATTTAAGTTTACGGGACGTTACTATTCTTCCTAACCTCACCGATTCCATTAAAAATAAATTAGAAAATGATGGAGTTTTAGATGAAGTGTATTCAGAATTCGATGTAATATACAAACGGTCCACACTTCCGGCTTCTCAATTATTTGAATTAGACCCAGTAGATTATAAAACAGAACAGTTTAGTAACGATGGCGCTGGTAAGATTATTAGGATAGTGTTTGACGGTAAAGTTTACGAATGAACTGGATAAGCGTAAAAGATAGGTTGCCGAAATCGGATAAAAACAAAGAGAATATCCTTTTTAAGGCTGATATCGGATTAATTGATTTTGTAGTCGGAAGATATTTTAATGACAGATTTGAGTTTTGGAGCGAGAAATGGGGTGCTTGGCAAGAGGGTGATAATGTCACCCACTGGTGCGAGTTTACGGGGCCGGAGGGAAAGTAAAAG